ACCTGTCCTCGGTTGCCGCGTTCCTCGAGGGATTCATCCTCCTCGACACCGTCCGCTTCTCCCGGCCCGCCGCGGGCGCACCGGTCTTCAACCAGGAGACGGGCGAGTACGTGTGGCCGGAGGCGGAACCCGTGTACGAGGGCATCGGCGCGGTCCAGGTCGCCGGTACGCCCGGCGGGCTGTCCGCGCTGCCGCTGCGGAACCTGCCGTGGGCGGATGAGACGAACTCCAAGTACGTGGCGCTCACCCCGCTGTCGGCGCCGATTGCGGAGCGGGACATGCTTGTGACGGTCGTCGCAGTCCATACGGGCGGTGACCTGGCGCTGCTGGGGCGGCAGTGGAGGGTCCTGGACCCCTCGAACGCAGGAACCCTCAGCGCCGTACGCATCACCAGCCTGGACCAGGTGCAGCAGACCCGGGAGGCGAGCTGAATGGACCTCGATGAGCTCGCCGGCCGTCTCGAGCGGGCCGCGGACAGGGTGGGACCGGAGGTGAACCGGACGGTACAGCAGCAGGGCCGTCTGCTGCGCGCCCTCATCATGGAGCGCGCCTCCGGACGTCCCGGGCCGAACGTCATCTCTGGCGACTACCGAGGTTCCTGGACACCGGAGCCGTTCGCCGTCCCGGATGGCGGGGGAGTCGAGGTGGGCACCCGTGAGCCGCAGGGGCGGCGCCTCGAGTTCGGCTTCTACGACATGACGGACAGCATTGGCCGCCACTTTTTCCAGGTACCCCGGCCGCACGTGGAGCCGTCCGTCAACGAGCTGTCCACGCAGTACGAGGACGCGTTCAAGGACGCCCTGGACCGCATTTTCGGGAGCGCCTGATGATCGACCGTCAGCCCGTCACCGACGCCGTGCAGGAACTCCTGGCCACCCTGACCGGGAAGCCGGTTGGTCTGGTCACCGTCCCGCTGGACCCGGCCACCGGGCAGCCCTACCCACCCCCGTACACGCTGCTCTACCCGCTGGACCACAACTCGGACGACGGCACGCTGGCCGACCGGCACAACGCCGCAGTCTCCGACTACCAGGCCACGTTCGTGTCCGGGCCCCAGCCAGGGCACCCCGACAGCCAGGGCACCGGCGTCCAGTCGCAGTGGATGGCCGACAAAGCCCGCGAGATCATTGAACGGCCGGCCGACGGCAGCCCCGGCTACCGGTACCCGCTCACCATCCCCGGCATCAACTGCTACTGCCGGGAGTCCCGGGAAGCGGGGGGAACGTCCGACACGGGAGATGCCATCATCACTTCAGTGATCCGTTTCCGGTTCTACCTGGAAGCCACCGCCTGACAGGGCGTGCACGACCGCACCGCGGCGGGACCCCACGCGGACGCCACCACCACAGGTGGCCGCCACACCAACACGTGTAGCAGGGGTCCCCATTGGCCCCTATCCGCGAGGGGCCACTCATGAGGTTCAACCGCAAGGGCACCACCAAGATCTACTACCTGCCCGCCATCGTTGCAACGACGCTGATCCCGACGACCGCCGAGGTTACGGCCGGCACCGACTACACGGGGCAGATCAACGCCATCGACGGCTGGTCGCTGGAAAACCAGCCCATCGAGACCCCGGACATGGCGTCCACGTTCGTCTCCAAGATCGGCGGCGACGACTCCGCCGCGGACTCCTCGCTGACGTTCTACGAGGACTCCACCCTCGACGACGTCGAAACGGACCTGGCCAAGGGCACGTCGGGATTCATCGTCATCTTCTCCAAGGGCAAGACGACCGGCGCAAAGGGCATGGACGTCTACCCGGTGACCGTCGTGTCGAACTCGAAGGCGTACACCGCCGACAACGAGGCCGCGAAGATCACCGTCCAGTTCACGATCACCGGCCGCCCGCTGTTCAACGGCACCGCGCCGTAACCCCGCCCCCATGAGCCCCCGGCCGGGCCCCGGTGTATCTGGGAAGGGCGCCGCGCGCGCCCGGCCGGGCCTTCCCACGGAGACCCGAAATGACGAACACCAGCAGCACCTGGGACGCCCTCGCAAAGCGCCTCGACAGCATCGAGAAGCCGGTCAGCACGTTCAGACTGTGCCAGGACACCGACATCCGCGACCGCTTCCGTGAAGCCCAGTACGCCAACGAGCAGGCCCAACGCGCCCTCAAGGACCTCCCCAAGGACGCCGCTAAGGACGCCCGGGCCATCTACCAGCGAGAGGCGCGTGAGGCTGCCGCCGAACTCGCGGACGCCAAGAAGGCCTACGACGACCACGTCATCGTGCTGCGCTTCACCGCCCTGGAACGCAAGGACCTCGAGAAGCTCCAGAAGGCGAACCCTCCCACCGAGGCAGACGAGGCCGCGGGCCAGGAATACGCGATGGACACCTTCGCCCCCGCCCTCATTGCCGCCGCCTCCCTGGACGGCATGCCGGCCGACGCCGCCCAGAAGTACCTCGACACCTGGCACTCGGCGGACGCCGCCGGATTGTGGAACGCCGCCTGGACCGTGCAGCACCAGCAGCGGACCGACCTGGGAAAAGGCTGAGAGACGATGCCGACTTCCGAGCCGAGATGGAGCTGTGCGAGCGCTACCGCATCCCGCACAGCCACTTCCGCGGCCTCGGTGACGGCACCTGGTCCGACCTCGACCGGCGCAAAGCACTCGCCTGGGCCGACTACACCAAGGCGGCCTGCCCCTCCTGCGGCACACGCGCCGAGGAATGGGATGAAGACTCTGGCGGAGACGAGGACGCCTACACCGCCATCACGCACCGCTGTATCGGCTGCCAGCTCCTCGCAGACCGGCAGAAGACCGTCCCCGACGGCGACGAAGGGCACGGCGTGAAGGTCCTCCTGATCCCCACCAGCGTGCACGCGGCCATGCAGGTCGCCCGCACCCACCACCACGCCCGATAGGCCAGGAAGGAGCCCGCAGTGTCCCAGTGGAACCTCTCCGTACAGCTGACCGGGCAGGGCTCCGACCTGGCGACAACACTCCGCGACAGCGCCAAGGAAGCCGGGAAGCTCACCGACCGCGTCAACGACGCGAAGCGGGCCCTGGCCGAGCTGCGGGCCGAAGCCGCCAACCCCATCAACATCCGCCTCGACATCGACGGCGATCACCTGCGCCGCGATGTCGACTCCGCTCTGACCACCGCAGGATCAGGGCAGGGCATCACGGTCCGTCTCGACATTGATGGCAACCACCTCCGGGACGACGTCCAGGCGGCACTCACCGCGGCCAGCAGCGGACAGTCGGCCCGAGTCCGCCTCGACATCGACGCAGCGCACCTGAGGGATGACGTCAGCGCTGCTCTGACCACCGCAGGCTCCGGACAGGGCATCACCGTCCGCCTCGACATCGACGCCGGGCACCTCCGCGACGACGTCGACGCCGCCCTGACGGCAGCCGGCACCGGGCAGGGCATCAACGTGCGACTCGGGGTCGACGGCGACCACCTGCGCGACGAAGTACAGGCAGCGGTAACCACGGCAGGCGCCGGACAGGGTCTTGGGGTCCGTCTCACCCTGACCGACACCATGCAGCTGCGCCGCGACGTGCAGGACGCGGTGCGGTGGGCTGCCTGGGGCCACCGCATCGAGATCCCGATCGGTCTCGCCGATCCGATGCAGCTGCGCCGGGATGTGTCCGCCGCGGTGCGGTGGGCGTCGATGAACCAGACTGTCACTGTGCGGGTCGTCGCCGACACCAGCGCCCTGACGACCCTTACCCACACCCTCAGTCCCAGCGGCGGAGGTGGAGGTAGCGACGGCGGATTCGCGGGTGCCCTGAGCAGCCTGATGACGCTCGCCCCGGCCGCCATCCCCCTCGCAGCCGGCCTGGCCGCGAACATGGCGCCCCTTGCAGCCGAGTTCGGTGCGGCAGGCATAGCCGGGGCCGCGTTCGGAATCGCGCTCGCCGGGCAGATCGGCCCGCTGAGTGATGCCGCGGACGCTGAGAAGAAGTACCAGGACGCAGTCGTTCAGCACGGCGCCGCATCCAAGCAGGCGGTGGAGGCATCCCTCGCCTACCAGAAGCAGCTCGCCCTGCTTCCGCCGGAGACCCAGCGCACCGCGATCGCGCTGTCCACGCTGAAGGGCAACTTCAGCGACTGGTCCAACAGCATGGCTGGCTTCACGATGGAGCCCGTCACCAACGGAATCACCGTCCTGGACACGCTGATTCCCCGTCTGACGCCCGAGGTTAAGTCCGCCTCCACCCAACTGGGCCGCCTTGTTACCGTCGCGGGCGGTGCCATCGCCACCCCGGGATTCGACACACTGTCCGCGAAGATCGCGTCGTTCACCGACGGCAAGCTGGACCAGCTCACCGATCAGGTCATCCACTTCATCCGGGTGCTGTCCGAGGGCAACGTCGGCGGCGGCGCGCTCGGTGCGTTCATGGACTACGCGCGGCAGAACGGGCCCGCCGCCCGGGAAGCGATCAGCGCCATCTCGCATGCGGTCATCACCCTGGCGCAGGGCGCCGCGCAGGCCGGCCCCGGGATGCTCGCTCTTATCACCGCGGCCGCCCGGCTGGTGGCCGCGCTGCCCCCGGAGCTCGTCGGGATCATCCTCGGTGTGGCGTCCGCCCTGAAGATTTTGCAGCTGTCCGGAGCAGGGATGGCGGCCCTTGCCGGAGGTATCACCCGTGTTCGTACCGCGATCGCCGGACTCACCGCGGCATCCGCTGCGGCGGGCGGAGGACTCGCCGGCCTGAGTGCCGCGTTCGCAACGCTGGGCGTCGCGGCGAAGGCCAGTCTCATCGTCGCGGGTGTCGCCGCGGTGGTCCTTGTCCTCAAGGGTCTGTCCGACATGGGCAAGAAGGCGCCGCCGGACGTCGACAAGCTGACCACGTCCCTGGGCAACCTGGGCCAGACGGGGAAGGCCACCGGGGAGGCCGCCAGCGTCTTCGGGAAAAACTTCGGAAAGCTGCAAGACCAGATCAAAAAGGTCACCAACCCCAGCGTGGTGGAAAGCATCAACAACTGGGGAGCAAGCGTCACGGGCGGCTTCCTGAACGCAGGTGACGCCACCGAAGAGTTCACCAAGAACGCCGACGCGATCGACAAGTCCCTGACCAACCTCGTCAGGGGCGGCAAAGCTGATCTGGCCAAGGCTGCACTCGCCGACATATTGAAGGGCCTCAAGCCCAAGGAAGCCGCAAAGCTCCGAGGCGAACTGGACGACTACAAGAGCGCCCTCGCCGACGCAAAGTTCGAACAGGACCTCGCCACCCAGTCCATGGGCATCTTCGGCCAGGCCTCCCAGGACACGTCGGCGAAACTCGACGCACAGAAGCAGTCCGCCGACGGGCTGCGCGCCAGCATCGTCGCCCTGAACGACGCCAACCGGTCCGCCTACGACGCTCAAATCTCCTTCGAGCAGGCCGTAGACGACCTGTCGGAATCGTTCAAGAAGAACGGGGCCACCCTCGACCTGAACACGGACGCCGGCCGGAAGAACGGACAGGCCATGTCCACGGCCGCGAAGTCCCAGGACGAAATGATCGCGTCCGGTCTCGCTGCCGGTGAGTCGCTGGATTCGATGACGACGAAGTCCAGCAAGCTCCGCACGCAGATGCTGCGCCTAGCAACTGATGCCTTCGATGGAAACAAAAAGAAGGCCACGGAGTACGTCAACACGCTGCTGGGCACGCCCGACCAGATCAAAACCATCATCAAGCTGGAGCGGGAAAAGGCAACCGCCGGTCTCCGTGAGGTCCAGGCGGAAATCCTGAAGACGCCTGGGGCGAAGAGCATCGTGGTCAGCACGCTGAATGCTGCTGCCATCCATGCGCTGGAAGCGGTCGGCCTGAAAACCCGCCAGCTCCCGGACGGACGCACCGAGGTGTACACGGCCAACGGGGAATCCCTCGGATCAATCAGCGCGGTACGCCGCGCCCTGGAGGCCCTGGACGGGAAGACCGCCACCACCTACACCACCAACCGCGTCCTCACGGTCCGTGAGACCCGCGCCGTGTACAGCACCGTGGGCCGCCCGACGTCGGGCGAGGGCGGCGTGTCGAAGAACGCCAATGGCGGCGTGTGGGACTACTACGCCAACGGCGGCATCCAGCGCGGCGGCATCCGCCAGTTCGCCGGCGGCTCAGAGAACCACGTCGCACAGATCGCCCCCGCCGGATCGTGGCGGGTATGGGGTGAGCCGGAGACTCAGGGCGAGGGCTACGTGCCCTTTGCCGCATCCAAGCGCCCCCGCTCCCGGAAGATCACCGAAGAGATCGTTCGGCGTCTTGGCGGCGACCCGCGCGCAATCCAGTGGAACGCCAACGGCAGCGTCACCGACTGGCGCTACGACCCCACCACGGGCTCCCTGTACTCCGGCAGCGACGCCAGCCAGGCCGGCCACAAGACGAAGAACGTCAAGGTCAAAGTCAAAGGCAAGTGGCAGACCAAGGAGGTCGAATACTTCGACCTGGGCGCGGTCGAGAAGAAGCTCAAGTCAATCAGCAAGCTCACTGTGGGATGGAACAACGACCTGAAGACGGTTGCCGACCGGGTGGGCGGTGATGTCGCGGACGCTCTGGCGGGGATGGGCGAGGACGGTATGCAGCTCGCCCGCAAGATGGCGCACGGGTCGACGAAGTACATCAACGACATGGCCGCCGCCTTGCGGAACCTTCAGAAGACCGCCAAGGCCTCCCTGACGGACTACACGCGGCAGTTGAGCAAGGCCAACGTCCTCAACAAGACGTTCTCCGACAACCTCGCCAAGCTGGCAGCCGAGGGCTTCGGGGACCTCGCCTCGCAACTGGCCGCGCAGAACGACCAGGCTGCCCAGGACCTGGCGGCGGCTGCGGTGAAGGACAAGAAGAAGGCCGGATCCGCCAACGCGGCCGCGAAGACGGCAAACAACGCGCTCACCTCCGACCAGGTGTCCGAACTGGTCTCCATCATTGCCGCCATCAAGAACAGCAAGACCGGCATCCATGACGTCGCCGCGACCACCAGCCTTGGCGAGGACGAGATCATTACCGTTGCCACCAAGGCGTCTGGGCAGATCAAGAAGTCGCTGGGATCACGCGCGACCCGCTTCCTGTCCGATCTGGGCAAGGCCAACAAGCACCTCGCGTACGCCAACGGCGGCATCCGGGCCGGGATCTACACCACCCGCGGCGGCGCGGTCACCTTCGCGGAGCCGGAGACCGGCGGCGAGGCCTACCTGCCCCTCGGGCCGAACAAGCGGCGCCACGCGCTGCCCGTCCTCTCGGATGTGGCCCACCGCTTCGGCCTCGGCCTGACCGACGTGGCCGCCACCCGCCCGGTCGTCATCGTCCGAGGCGACGGCGACACCCACGTCAGCGTCACCGCGGTCCGCACCAACGCCACCGCCTCGGACATCGGAAGCCAGGTCGGGCGCAGCGTGCGCCGGGCCCGCAGGGGAGGGGTGGCCGCCCGTGCCGCTGCTTGAGCTGGACGACTGGCAGTACGACCTGGGCGGAGTCCTCATCGGCTCCGGCACCGCCGTCAACGTGATCGAGACCAGCGGTCTCGGCCGCCCTCCCGTACGGGACAACGACACCGACCAGCCCTCCATGGACGGCCAGTTCGCCGGCCCCGACTACTGGTCAGGCCGCCAGGTCCAGTTCGACGCGGCGATCAAAATCCCCGGGGACCCGGACGCCTGCCACGACATGGTCGCCTCCCTACAGGCCGTGTCCGACACCCCGTCCGTACGCCTGGTCGGCGGGCAAGGGGTCACGCTGCGCCTGAAGCGCCCAGGCCGCCCGGTCAAGCAGCTCACAGGCCGGGTGCGCAAGCTGGACCCGGAATACAAGCAGGTCATCCACGGCTACGTGCCCATCGACCTCGAGTTCCTCGCGCACGACCCCACGTTCTACGCCGACGAGGAATCCACCACCGAGATCCCGCTCGGCTGGCTGACCGGCGGCGGGTTCGCCGCCCCCGTCACCGCGCCGATCTACGTGCAGGACGGCACCGTGGCCGCCGACCGGCCCGGCTGGGTCACCAACAACGGTGATGCCGACGCCTGGCCCATCATCCGCATCACCGGGCCGTGCTCCAACGTGTCCGTCATTCACGTGCCCACCGGCCGCACCCTCGCCCTGCCGACGCTGAACCTCACCGCCGGCCGGTGGGTGGAAATCGACACCCGGCCCGGCTACCGCACCGTCACCTGGGACAACGGCGGCAACGCCTCCGCCTATCTGTCCCCGTCCTCCCGCATCGACCTGTTCTCCCTGACACCCGGCCAGTCGGAGATGCGCTGGACCGCGTTCGACGCCACCAACTCCGCCCGCATGCGCCTGACCTGGCGCGACGCCTACACCGCCCTCTGAGGAGAGCCGAGTCATGTCCTTGTTTCCGCGGCCGATCCTCACCAACGGGGCCACCCACTCGGCGCAGCAGTTCCGCATGTTGGTCCGTGACTTGGCGCGCGGCGCCGAAGGCATCACCGAAGGCGACGACCTCAAGGTGACGCAGCGCTCAACCCCGGGCGCCGGGGTCACCGTCGGCGACGGCTCGGGCGTCATCCAGGGCCGCGTGAACGCCTTCCAGGGGCACTACTCGGTGTGCAACACCGGGGCCGTCAACGTCGACATCGCCGCCACCGGCGGGTCCGCCCGGTCCGACATGGTGATCCTGCGCGTGGAAGACCCCGAGTACGAGGGAACCCTCAACCCCGCAGTCGACCAGGTCACCTACTTCCAGGTGATCTCCAACGTGTCGTCCTCGGCAACGGCCATCCCCGACGGGCGGACCGGGATTCCGCTGGCCCGGATCGACATCCCCTCGAGTACCAGCACCATCACCGACGCAATGATCACCGACTTGCGGCAGGTGGCCAACCCGCGCCGCCAGCGGACCCTCCTCACCCAGTCCCCGGCATCCCTGTCCACCGACATCAGCGGAACCTCCGGCACGTACAGCAACTTCTCCACCGCGGCCGGCTGGTCGGTGGCTATCCCCTCCTGGGCCACCAAGGCCGTCCTGTCCCTGTCCGTGGGACAGATCCGCTATAACACCGCCGCGTTCTTCGGCGGCCTGCGCGCCACGTTCGGAGCCTCCCTGACCGTGCAGTCCGTCAACCTCGACGACAACCAGACCGGCACCCGCCGCGGCACCATCGTCCTCGGCGACACCCTCACCATCCCCTCCGCCTACCGCGGCACCAGCCAGACCCTCCGCTTCCAGGCCTGCGGGTTCGCCGGCAACGCCGGGAAGGTCGGTGTCGACGTATCCACCACCCTGATCGCTGACATCGAGTTCCTCGAGGCGCCCCGATGACGGGCCCCCTGCCCGACCGGGTCCTCACACAGAACGCGCTCACTGGCGCCTGGCTGTCCACCGCTCTGCCCGTCACGGACCTCGAGTACGGCGACGAACTCAACGGACCCGGCAGCCTGTCAGGGAAGCTGTCGCCGCGCCTGGTGGCCTCGAGCCCGACGCTCGCCGACCCCGGCAACACGCTCATCTACGTTGAATCCGCCGGCCAGCTGCAGTGGGGCGGCATCGTCTGGGACGTCCGGGCCCAGGGCAACGACTACAGCATCGAGGCCGCGTCCTGGTCGTCGTACCTGCAGAAGCGGTTCGACGTGGACGGCCAGCACGGCGGCCGCGGCCCCTACGTCTACGCCGACCGCTGCGACGTGATCCGCAACATCTGGACGTACGCGCAGTCCCTCGCCGACGGCAACCTCGGCGTCCTCGTCGACTCCACCACGTCCACGTCGAAGCTCGGCACCCCGGCCGAGCCGTACCAGTCCTTCTGGTACGACATGAAAGCGCTGGGCGACCAGGTCGACGAGATCGTCTCCGACGACGCCACCCCCGACTACACGTGCGCCACCTCCTGGAATGCGGCCAAGACGGATGTGGTGAAGCGGATCCGGCTCGGCTGGCCCCGCCTCGGCGCGCGCCGCACCGACATCACCATCGCGTCCGGCGTCAACATCATCGAAGAGCCGGAAGAGGCCCTGGCGGGCGACGACTACGCGCAGGTCGTCATCGGCTCCGGTGCCGGGGACGGCAGCGCCAAACTCCGGCAGATCTCCGCCGTCCGCAACGGGCGCCTGCGCCTCGAGGCCGCCGTCGACTACCCGGAGATCAACGGCAACGACGTCCTCAAGCAGCGCGTGGAATGGGAACGTGCCTGGCGGCAGACCCTCGGCTCGGTAGAGCAGGTCACCATCCGCAACACCACCGCGGCTCCGTTCGGGTCCTGGCAGGTCGGCGACGACATCTACGTCCGGATCCACAACGCGTGGACCGACTACACCGGCTGGTGCCGCATCACCGGCTGGACCATCAAACCGACCGCGCAGGGCGGACCGCAGGCCGTCATCAGCCTCAAGCCGGCCTCCATGTACCAGTACGGAGGCGTGTGACGTGAGCATCGACATCGGCCGTGCACTCCAGCAGCTGAACGCCCGCCTGACCCGCATGGAGCGCTCCCCGCGGCTGTCCCACGCCTCCATCGACAACACCTCGGTGGAGATTCGTGACAGTACGGGCGGCCTGAAGGGCCTGGTCGGCGTGCAGGCCGACGGCACCGCAGCGGTGAACATCGTCAACGGGGCCGCGCCGCCGCAGCCGTCCGACCCGATCGTCGCGTCCGTCCTCGGCGGCGTCACCGTCTCCTGGGACGGCACGTTCGCCGGCGGCGCGGTCATCCCGCTGGACTGGCAGCGCGTCGAAGTCCACGCCGCGATCACCGCCGTGTACGAGCCGGTCCCCGCCACGCTGCAGGGCACCATCGAGACCGCGCAGGGCGCCACCGTAGTCGTCCCCTGCGACGCGCCCGTCTACGTGCGCCTGGTCGCCCGCAACACCTCCGGCACCGCCTCCACACCGTCCGCCACGATCGGCCCGTTCGGGCCCACCCCGGTCGTCGCCGACGACATCGTGGACGGCATCGTCACCACCCTGAAGCTTGCGGACGATGCAGTCACCGAAGCGAAGGTCGCCACGGGCGCGATCGGGTCCACCGCACTGCAGGACGGCGCGGTTCTCGCGGCCAAGCTGGCCGATCTGGCCGTCACCACCGGAAAGCTCGCCGACCTGGTCATCACCAGCACCAAACTGGCCGACGACGCGGTCACCAAGGCGAAGGTCGCCACAGGCGCGATCGGCTCGGACGAACTGGCCCTCGGCATCGGCAACCTCGCCCCCGACCCCAGCTTCGAGGGCGCCTACACCGCGGCCCTGATCGCCGGACACGCCGACTGGTCCGTCACCGCCCCCGGCAACAACAGTGCGCACGCCCTGCACGTCGACTGCACCAGCGGGTTCACCACCTGGAGGAACATCGAACTCGCCCGCTACCCGGTCCTGCCCGGGGAACGCCACTACCTGGCCGTCGACTACAAGACGTCCGCGCTCTTCAACGGCAGCGGCGTCAAGCTGATGTTCCGCTACGAGGACGCGGCCGCCACGGTCCTGGGCTACGGCGTCGCCGATCACACGTTCTCGCCCGGCGCCCCGTGGGCGCGGGCCACCGCCCAGGTGCAGGCCCCCGCCGGCACCACGACCGCCGTCCTCCTCGTCGAAGCCTCCGCGGTGACAGCGGGCGAGGCGTGGTTCGACAACGCGGAGGTCCGCACCCTGGTCGCGGGCGGCATGATCGCCGCCGGGTCCGTCACGGCCGCCGAGATCGCCGCCCTGACGATCCAGGCGGGGAACATCGCAGCGGACGCCATCGCCGCAGGGAAGATCGCCGCCGACGCCGTCACCGCGCGGGAGATCGCCGCATCGTCGGTGACCGCCTCCGAGATCGCCGCGAACGCCGTCACCGCCGGCGCCATCGCCGCGGGCTCCATCACCACCGACAAGCTCACCGTCACCGGCGGCGCCAACATGCTGTCCGACCCCAGCTTCGAGGGCGCCTACACCGCGGCCCTCGTGTCCGGGAACGCCTTCTGGTCAGTGGACGCCACCAAGGGCAACGGGTCAGCCAAGAGCCTGAAAATCGACGCGACAGCCGGATCGGCCACCACCCGGTCCCTGAAAATCACCACCCTGCCGATCCTGCCCGGAGAGCAGCTCTTCCTGGCCACCGACTACCAGACCTCCAGCAGCTACACCTCCACAGCCGTCGTGAAGATGTTCGCCCGATGGGAAGACGCCACCGGAGCCGTCCTCGGCTTCAGCAGTGCGCAGGCGTCCCCTCCTGTCATCGGTGGCAGCAGCTGGACCCGGATCACATTCACCGGTACCGCCCCGGCCACCACCGTGCAGGCCACGATCTGGTGCGAGTCCAACCAGGCCTCCGCTGGCACGGTGTGGTTCGACAACGCCGCGCTGCGCCCCGTCCTGGGCGGCACCCAGATCCAGGACGGCGTCATCACCACCCAGAAGATCGCCGCCCTGACGATCCTCGCCGGGAACATCGCTGCGGACGCCATCGCCGCCGGGAAAATCGCAACCGACGCTGTCACCGCGCGGGAGATTGCCGCGCTCACCATCACAGCGGCCGAGATCGCAGCGAACGCCATCACCGTCGGAAAGATTCAGGCCGGGGCCGTCGACGCGACCGCGCTCGCCGCGGACGCCATCACCGGCAAGACCATCACCGGCGGCACCATCACCGGCGCCCTCATCCAGACCGCAGCCTCCGGGCAGCGCATCACCCTCAACGAAGCGAACGCCAACAAGGTCCTCGTCTACAACTCGAGCGGCACCGCCATCGGCGAACTGTCCGCCACAGGGCTGCTGGTCAAGGGCACCAACGGGGCCATCCTCCAACTCGACCCGAACAACGCGTTCCCCAACCTGAAGCTGACGAACGTCGGTCAAACAGCATCGGCCATCATCAACGTGTCCGGTGCCAGCGCCATCCTGGGCATGAACTCGGGCCTGGCCACCGGATCCGGATTCACCGACATGAAATGGCGCACTATCTTCGGCATGGACTCAGGAGCTGACTTCTGGTCCGCCGAACGCGTCCGCGATTCCGACACCAACACCAGTATCGGCGGGCGCGTCGCCCTCACCAGCACAACCGCCACCGTCGGCTACCGCAACAGCACCGACACCACCCAGGACAATAATCTCAACTTCTTCGTGGGGCTTTCGCAGCTCAACAAATCCCGCCTCGAGGTCTTCGCACCAGCCTCAAGCAGCACCGCCCTGTACGCCCAAAGCGACGCAGGTCATACCGGCAATCTGTTCCGCCTGAACATGGGAGGCGCGGACAAATTCACCGTCGACAAAGACGGCAACACCACGGTCGCAGGCCGGGTCAAGCCCGCCTCCGGGGAGAGCGCCAACATCTCCCTGCAAAGCGGCTGGACCAACTATGACGCCGTCAACTACGGCACCGCATCGGTCCGCAAGAGTGTCGACGGCATGGCCTACTTCGTGGGACGGCTCAACGCAGGCACCGTCTCCAACGGGACCCTCCTCGCCACTCTGCCCTCCGGGTACTGGCCCCTCATCCGGCATGCGTTCCCCCACCGGGCGCCGCAAACCAGCGGCGACGCCACCCTCCTCGTCAACGAACTCGGCGAACTCCGCATCTTCGACATCACCGGCACCATCACCAACCTGAGCCTGTCCGGCATGGCATGGCCCACCTTCTGAAAGGCCCCCAATGGCCACCCGAACCGAAACCTGCCCCACCTGCAACGCGCAGACCACCATCACCATGTGCGACAACTGCCGCAACGACATCCCCGCCGACACCGCCCCCGCCGTCTCCGGCCGCGTCTGGGACCCCGACGGCCAGATGTACCTGCCCATCACGCTGTGCGGCAACTGCGCCGACCTGCCCCTCACCGTCCGCAGCGTCGCCACCGCATCCAACGGCAGCTGAGCGGGGGCAACACCCGCCCCGCCAAGCCGTAGCCTGATCGCGGGCGACCCTCCGCCCCCGTGTTCCACACCCCCGAGGGACGACCGCACCACAGCGGTCCGCCACAACGTCAGCTCTGGGCGCGGGGAGTGCAAGGAGCACGGGCGAGTGCCCGACCTCGACATCAAGCAGTACGACGTCACCGGCCAACTCGGCCGGCACATGGTGCTCGACCCGCGCAGCCTCGCCTACCGGCGCCGCTACACCGGCGAACCACTCAAGCCGACCGAGTGGGCACCCAAGGTCCCGGTCCTCGACCAGCAGGACCTCCTCGCGCAGGGCATCCACACCTCGCTGATCGACGGTGTCGATGACGTGGACGCGCTCGGCTCCTGCACCGCAAACGCCGCCACCGCACTCATCTCCATCCTCCAGGACGCCGACACCCTGTCCGCGGCCGGACTGGACGTCACCGACCCGGTCGCCGCCGAGCGGTGGGCGATCGGCCTGTACTCCGACGCCACCCACCGCGACCAGTGGCACGACCAGGCGTGGCCCTCCGACGACTGCGGATCCTCCGGCCTCGGCGTCGCCAAGGCCCTGCGCGCCCGCGGCCTCATCGACCAGTACGGGCACGCCACCACAGCCCTCGAGCTGTGCCGCGACCTGCAGACCGGGCCTGTCCTCATGGGCGTCCCTTGGTACTCCGACTGGTTCGAACCGGTCGGCGCGTCCGCTCTGCTGGACGACATCCCCAACTGGGCCTCATCCCCGGTCGCTGGCGGCCACGAGGTGTGCATCACCGCCCTCGAGGACGTCGCCTTCGACAAGTCCAGCGACCTGGATTACGCCCGCACCATCCTCCGCGCCAGAAATTCTTGGTCGACAACCTTCGGCGACGTCGGCCACTTCCGTATGTCCCTCGCCCTCTACCAGGCCCTCCGCGACGAGATCGACCTGGTGCAGCCCCGATTGGACTCTTCCCGATGACGACCTACCACGTCGCAGTCGACCACCTCGAGTCTCCCGACCCCGACACCTCGGTGCTCAGCACCTCCACCTATCTGGGCACCGTCGACCAGGCCCACGTCGATGAAGTCCGCGCCATCGCAGCGCTCAAGTCGTCCCCGCGGTTCGTGAAGGAGCACCCGCACATCGAGGGCGCCTTCTGCGTGCTGCGTAGTGACGGCGACCTGGACGTGTACGTGCCCACCGACGCCGCCGAGTACCGGGTATACGAGCCCGACCTGGACCCGAAGAAGGTGGCTGACAGTACTGTCACGGCTCAGGAGATGGCAGATCGGGACGTCTCGGACGCCTCCGACCTGCCGCGCGGCGCCACGGCGGGCCCGGCGTACATCTCCGCCGCCATCAGGGTCGGTGACCAGTCCATCGGCGGCGCGATGGACTACCCCGGCAACCCGCCCCGCTTCGTCTGGCACACCACCGAGTCCCCGTCTGGTGCCTCGTACTTCACGAGCGTCGCCGCCTACCTGATCCGCGTCGCCTCCGAGCCGCAGGTCATCTACGACCCCGACACAGACAAGATCGGTCAGTTCGGGCCGCTCACCCAGTCCGCGCGGGCGCTCCAGAACGACGGCTCGCGGCGCACGAACCGCGAGGGCAAGGTCTGCATCCAGGTGGAGGTCCTCGGTAAGGCGGCCTCCCCGTGGACGAAGGGCTTCGACCCGGCGAAGAAGCCGAACTTCCAGAAGCTGCTCGCGGCCGGGCGGGCCCACGGCGTGCCCGACGTGTGGCCTGCGGGGAATCCGCTGGGTACGGCGACCGCGGTCGCGAAGGCGCCCCGGGACCGGAGTGTCTGGCAGGGCAAGGGTGGCCACTTCTCCCACGGTCAGGTTCCCGGGAACAGCCACTGGGACCCGGGCGCCATCGACACCAGCATCGTCCCGGGCAAGGCCCCGTCTGCCCCGTCGAAGCCCACCACGCCTCCCACTCCGGCGAAGCCTGCTCAGCCGGTCCATGAGCCGTTCCCCGGCAGCGCGTTCTTCCACGGCGGCCGCCACAGCGCGGTAATCACGGCAATGGGGAAGCGGCTGGTCGCCGAGGGCTGCGGAAAGTACATCAACGGCCCGGGCCCGGACTGGACGAACTCAGACCGCCGTTCCTACGCGGCCTGGCAGATGAAGTACTCCAAGGCCAACCACCTCGGCTGGACAGCAGCCGAGTGCGACGGCATCCCCGGCAAAAAGTCGTGGGACGCCCTGCACGTTCCGAACGTCTGACCCCCGCTCCCCATCACACCCACACCCAGAAGGAGACCACCGTGTCCCCGAAGATCTTCGGCCGAGAGCCGGCGCTGCTGCTTGGCTTCGCCGCCGCAGCTCTGAAGCTGCTCACCGCGTTCGGCATGGACGTCACCGCGGATCAGCAGACCCTCATCAACGCCATTCTGGCCGCCGGTGTCGGCGTGTGGCTCGCCATCGTCGCCCACAGCGGCGCCTGGGCGGCCGCCCTCATCCAGCTCGCGCAGACGGTGATGGCGCTGTTCGTCGGGTTCGGCCTGGACTGGTCCGCGGACAAGCAGGCCCTGGTGATGGCGATGGTCGCCGCGCTGCTGGCGCTGTTCGAGCGGACCCAGGTCACCGCGCCTGTGCCGGTCACACCGCTCGAGGAGTCCAGCCCTGTGAAGCCGCGGCCTGTGTCCTGACCTTGCCCGCACGATTACGCCCCCCACACGGAGCACGACATGGCCGAATCTGCTGACCCGAACCTGGTGACGCTAGGCGAATTGGGTCGGCAGATCGGACGCTTGGACACCCGATTCGCCGAACTGAACTCCCGCCTGGACAAGGTCGTCAGTCACGATGTCTACGCCATCCAGACCGCATACACGGAACAACGCCTGTCCCAGATCCAGGCGGACCTTCAGCGTGCCAACGATGCGACCGGGAAGCTCGAGGACGACTTCGAGCAGTACCAGCGTGACGAGGCCAAGCGGCGCGAGGAAGAGCGGCAGAAGCGCCTGTACCAGGCCGTCATCCCGGTCCTCATGGCCGTCCTGTCGGTGGGCGTCGCCGTCTGGGCGGTGGTCTCCAAGTGACTGAGGGAAAGCACAAGCCGCCGCGCCGCACCATCAAGCTGCCGCGCGCGGAGTATCTGATCGCGGTCACCCTGGTGTTCGTCGTGCTGCTGCTGGGGTGGCTGTCCGTCAAGGTCGTGTCTCAGGATCGGGACCTGCGTACCTCCAATGACGCCCGTGATGCGCTGGCCCGCCAGGTTCAGTCGCTGGGGGAGAAGCCGGTGGCTGGGCCTCCCGGATCCCGCGGCGAGCCTGGCAAGGCAACGGTCGGCGCACCGGGTCCGTCCGGGCCTCCCGGCCCCTCCGGCGCGGCGGGCAAGGACGCGCCGACCATCACCCCCAGCCCCGGCCCGTCCGGTCCTGTCGGCCCCGCGGGAGTTAAGGGGGCGGACTCCACCGTGCCCGGGCCCACCGGCCCGGCCGGCCAGAACGGGGCCGACGGCGCCGCCGGAACGAACGGGAAAGACGGTACGAACGGCCAAAACGGTGCGCCGCCGTCGGAGTGGACGTACACCGATCAGTACGGCAACGAGTACCGGTGCGTCCCCGTCGACGGCTTCGACCCGGACAACCCGCGCTACCGGTGCACGCAGACCAGCACCGCCAACCCGGAACCGACTTCGTCTCCATCCCCCAGTCCCAGCCAGCAGCCCTCCCCGAGCGACAGTTCGTCAGGCCTGCTCCCGCTGAACCTGCTTTCCCGCCGCAGCTAGGAGAAGCCAGATGACCACGGTGACCGGCAAGCTGATCGGCGCGGCCGCTCCGCAGCGGGTGGAGATGAAAGCGACCCTGGTCGACGTGACGGGGCAGCCCGCAGTCGGCTACGTCGCCTCTGTGTCGGGCGAGCTGGTCAAGGACGTCCCCATCCAGGCGGCCAGCGACGGGGTATGGACGGTCACGCTGACCGCCAACACGCTCATCGAGTCGCAGTCGGGCGACACCCTGTGGGCCATCCAAGAGGGGCGCGCCCGCGACGGCTCACCGATCGTCACTTACATCGTCGTCCCGGAGACCGGCTCGTACTGGGTGGGGTCGATCCGTGCGGACTTGTCCAGCACCCAGACCGGACAGGGAACCGTCGTCTACCTCGGCACGGGGCAGTCTGGCCCCCCTGGCCCGCAGGGCGATCCCGGACCTGCGGGAGCGACCGGACCAACGGGACCGGCAGGAGCCACCGGAGCACAGGGACCGAAAGGCGACACCGGTGATCCCGGAGCGCAGGGACCCACCGGCGCCACCGGGGCCACCGGGCCGGCCGGACCAACAGGCGCGCAGGGCCCCAAGGGGGACACCGGAGACCAGGGCCCGCAAGGACCCACCGGAGCAGCCGGCACCCAAGGACCCAAGGGCGACACCGGAGCGCAAGGGGATCCCGGCCCCCAGGGAGCCGCAGGCTCAACAGGCGCCACCGGAACTCAGGGGCCGAAGGGTGACACCGGGGCAACAGGCCCGGCAGGAGCGACCGGCGCGACTGGGCCTCAGGGGCCGTCAGGCGCTGACGGCACCGACACGCCAGCCGTCCATGGGGCCGCCGCCTGGTGCTACGACCCGGCTCTGGCCGTGAACTCCACCCAGTTGACCGGCGGGACTCTGTACCTGACCCGGGTCGACATTGCTGCGGCCATCAACGTCACGAAACTCTACTGGTGGGTGGCGAACACCGGGTCATCGGCCGTCACCAACCAGAACTGGGCTGGCCTGTACAACTCCAGCGGCACGCTCCTGGCGTCCGCGAACGTGGACACGTCGTTCTCCTCGGCCACGCTGAAGGCCACCCCTATCCCGGCCACGGCGCTGTCGGCCGGATCGTTCTACTGGGTTGCGATGCTGTTCAACGCGTCGGTCACGCCGACGTTGACCCGCGGTTCCGGCTGGACCGGTGTCGACACGGCCGCGAACATGGGCCTGGCTGTGGCGGCGTACCGGTTCGCGAAGAACGGGACCGGCCGGACGGCACTGCCTGCGTCGATCACTCCCGCGTCGAACATCGGGACGGACTTCGCCGGGCCGTGGGTTGCGGTGGGCCCATGACCGCGCTCCCGGTCCGATCGTACGTACGATGGGCTCCATGACCACGCCTGTCCCTCCCGCCCCCGTCTGCCCGCCCGCCCAAGTCGGCCCGTGTGCGGGCTGCGGCCACCCCACCCACCGGTACGGGCTCGGCGGCTGCCCGCTGTGCGTCGTCTGCCTGGCCCCAGTCCTGGAACGGCAGGCGAAGAAGTAGCGGGCCTGGTTGTCGGTGGCGCCCGGTACCGTTGGGGACAGTTCGGATTGCCGGGAGCCCGCGGGGCTCTATGAGCCCGGGAGTCCCTGCACGAGGAGGCCCGCGTGGCCAAGATCAAGTTCGACGACAAGGCGATCAAGAAGGTCGTCAACGACGGTGTGCGGAAGATGGCTGCCGATCTGACCCGGCAGTTGAACGCGCTGACTGCTCAGTGCGAGGGGAAGCCGGTCGACGAGGTAAAGCGTGCCGTGCAGGGTGCGTGGAGCCGCGGCACGGGTGGCGGCAGCATCACAGACCCGGAGCTGACGCAGTTCGCGGAGCAGATAGCCGCGGGCGGCCAGGTGACGGTCCGTCTGAAGTAGCCTGCACGACGGTGCCCCCGGCTGCTTTCCTCAGCCGGGGGCACCGCCATGAGTTCTCTGCTACTCCATGATGCTGTCGTCTACGGACCGCCGTTCCCGGCGTCCCTACTTGTCGTCGTCCGACGCGATGGGGTCGGCCAGTCGGTACTTGTCGACCAGTCCGGTCAGCCAAGTGGGCCAGGTCTCCGGGGCCGTGAGGTTGTAGTAGTCGAGGTGGCCATTGCCGTCGCGCCCGTCGATACGGACTTCCACGTGGTCGCCGTAGGAGGCTCGGTCGTAGTCGATCCGAACGCCGACCGGAAGTACGGCAAGCCCGTTGGGGAGTTGGATGCCGGGAATGCCGCTGACTCGAAGGTCGATCGTGCGACGGTCGTTGGTGATCTGGAAGGTTGCTGCCACGGTCGGTGTCCTCACTTCTCGTGGTCGCGGACGTCGCGGGCAGCGGTCCGGAACAGGTCAGCGAGCTCCTCCGAGGGGCGCGCCTCCGCCCATCCGGTGAGCAACTGGTGCGCCTCCAGGACAACGCCTCCGAATCGGTCCTCGTCCCAAGATCCGTCGGGCAAGTCCGAGCTGATGGCCGGGTCGATGATGCGCGCCGTCGCAATAATTCCGGTGGCCCAGGCGAGGGTGTGTTCGGGGCTGACGACGGCTGCGTAGTCGGCCGGGTTGGTGGACCCGTACACGGCGCGGGACAGGGCCAGGATGGCGCCGTCGTCGGCGTAGCGGGCCGCGTCATCGAGAGCGGCTGAGACGGTGGGTGCAGTGGGCAGAGCGGCCAGCTCTGCGGGTGAGATGGACAAGCTGTCCTCCTTTCAGATGATGGTGACTTTCTCGACTTCGCCGTTCTTGCGGATCAGGAGTTCACCGCCGTCGGCGGCCTGTCGCTCCAGGAACCCCATGATCTGGATCGCGCGGTTGATGATGTCGGCCTGGCTGAGATTGGTGTGACCCTGGAGCCACTCCAATTCGGTATTGGCCTTGGGGATGAGCGTGACGCTCATTCGCTTGGACTGCTTCAGGTTGCTCACGTCGGCCATGAAGTCAACCCTATCAGAAGCGCACCACATGTGCACCAATGTGATGCGGAATGGCGAGAGTGCGCGCGTCGGGCTTTCTCCTCACTGGGCAGCCCGAGCGCAGAATCGCTCCTGACGAAGAATCTGACGCTACGTCAGGCGCGATAAGCTCGCCTCTCCCAAGGGAAGATCCGGACGGGGGTGGGCCCGTGTACGCGAGTCCCGACGATGAGGCCACCGCGCACCTTCTTGTTGTGGCCGCCTTCCACGATGCGGCCGCCAAGGCCGATGAGGACGACGACGTCTCCATCGGCGAGTTCTGCCGGGCGGTCCTCCAGCGCTTCGACGAGTTCGGCGATCTCCGGGGCCGCCTCTACGACGTGGTCCGCGGCTACGCGCAGAGGAACGCCTCACCCGAGGAGCAGGCGGCGCTCGAGCGCTGGATCGCGGAGAAGACGGGGCCCTGACGCGCCCGCGCCCGGGCAACGTGCCGCTTGGCTCCAAGTAATGTTCCTTTAGCCGAGCGTTCGGGCCGGAGGAACATGGCCGGCCATCCATGGGACGGTAGAGGCATGAGCCCCCAGACGCCCCAGCCCGAGTCTGTCGACTACACCGGCGCCCCGCTCCGCGTCGGCCAGAACGTCACCTTTGTCGAGGACGACCAGGAGCGCAGTGGTTCCCGTCTGTACACCGGCGAGTTGAAGCTCATCGGCCAGGAGCAGATCGTGGTCGAGTCCGGCGGGAAGCTGTTCATCGTGAGGGGGCGGGAAGAGTCCCAGCCGCGCGCCTACCGGTTCGTGACCGTGCTCGGACTGCCGTCGCCGGGAGCGACTGGCGGATCATGACGTGTGGCGTCGGATAACCTCTCCTATCCGACGCATCGGTGCTCGCGGCACGATCCGCCTGAGGGATGCGCATAACGTGTGTTAAGAATGAAGCGAGTAGGCTCGGATCATGACGGACCAACGCGAACAGAACAGCGCTTCCGAAATCAACGCAGAGACGCTGTGGTGGCTGCGGGAAGAACTGCGCAGACGCGAGCATGAGATCGACACCAACGTGCTGCAGGTCCCGGACTACCCGCCTCTTCCGCCCTGCCCCGACTGCGCAGACCGACCCAACGCGATCCGGCACAGTGAAGGCCTGCCCGACGACCTCGTAACCTTCGAGCCGTGCGCGCACCGGTTCCGCATCACCCCAGCCGTGAAGATGGAACTGCAGTCGTGACCGACCAGACCGTCACCGCCAGACCGCGCGCGGAACTGGAACGCCCGGGCGCCGCGCAAGAGGCCCTGTTCTGGCTCCGCGACGTCCTCGGCACCGTCGCACCCCGCGACCCCGTCAACCGACGCCTCGGCGAGCGCCGCTACCGGCTCGAGATCCTCGCCGAGCTCCTGGACCGCGACACCTTCCTCCTCGTCACCTCCTGGCTCGGCTCCGAAGCCGTCCCCGCCATCACCTCCAAGCAGGCCTACGCCGACGACCTCCGCTTGTGGGCCCAGGTAGCACGCGAACTCGGCGGACACGAGCGCCTGTTCGTCGGCGCCATCACCCCCGGCATCATCGAGACCTGGACCAAAACCCAGAAAGCACAGGGCAAGGCGCCTCGCACCATCAACCGGCGTCTGTCCGTGCTGACCGCCCTGTCCGAGTACGCCCGGTGGAAGACCAAGGACCAGACCCTCTTCTCCCCGGTGACCAAGCACGACCGGCCCAAGGTCGATCCCCGTGACGAGACGACCGCCACGCCGATCCTTGAAGTCCCCGAGTTCCAGGCGGTGGTGAACGCCGCCGGCACCGCCCGGCAGGCCCTCGCCCCGGTCCTGCTGTACACACTGGCCGGACGCGTCTCCGAAGCCGTCATCGCGCAGCTGCACCACCTGAAGGAGACGAACGGGGAACGCACCCTGGACCTGCGCAGGAAGGGCGGCAAGGGGCGCGTGTGGCCCCTACCGGAACGGCTGTGCGACCTGATCGACGTCGCCACCACCGACCGCACCGACGGGCCGCTGCTCCTGGACGACGACGACAAGCCCATGGACCGGCACGCCATCGACCGGCTCCTCACCCGACTCGGCAAGCAGGCAGGCGTCCTACCGGGCAGAGACCTTACGCCGCACGTGCTGCGCGCCTCCAAGCTGACCCACATGCACGACGCGCGTACGCCCGTTGAGGAGATCCAGGAGTACGCCGACCACGCCGCGATCGAGACGACGCTGCGCTACATCCGCCGGCGGGACTCCAGCGCGCGGCGCCGGCAGCACGCGGCGGCCGCCGTGGCCGTGTACGACCGCCTCGTTGACCGCTTCACGACGCGTCCCTAGTCGCCCTGGCCGGGGGTGTCCCACAGGCCGGTGTGGGCGACGGCGTCGGCGGTGATGGCGGGGTCGCGTTCGGCCAGCAGCGGGTGGGTGGCGGTGATCTGCCCGATCAGTTTGTTCGGCCAGCGGGAGAAGGTGGCGGTGCCGCGGCTGGACAGGATGAGGGCGTGCTCGGAGGGGTCGGCGGGCTCGGGGCGTACGGCCAGGTAGGCCTTCAATGCTGCGCCGGTGAGGGGGTCGAGGTTGAACTTTTTGCCGACGTTCTCGGCGTCGTCGGGTGCGCGCAGGTCCCAGGAGCCGTCGGGCTGGGGGTAGAGGTGGCGGCGGTCGATGCGGACGATCTGTGCGGGGCGTAGGCCCTCGAGGAGGAGGTAGACGCAGAGCTGGTCGCGTTCCCAGTGTTTGGAGCGGGTGGGTCCCCAGGCGCCGGTGCAGGCGAGGAGGACGGCGCGTTCGCGGGGGGTGAGCCGGTTTTTGGCGCCGGGTGGGCGGGGGACGCCGGAGCGTAGGACTTTCAGGTCGGGGGGGATGGTGATGATGCGTCGGGTGGTGGCGGCGTCGTAGTAGCCGGTGAGGGCGGTGATGCGGCGGTCGTGGCTGCGGGCGGCGTCGGGGTGGCGGTCGGCGAGGTAGCCGAGGGCGTCGGGTCCGTCGAAGGCGCGGCCGGGCAGGAGTTCGTGGAGGTAGGTGTCGTAGGACCACTGGGCGATGTCGGCGGGGCGGGCCGCGATGGGGTCGACGGGCCGGGGCTGGCGGGTGCACCAGGTGAGGAAGCTGCTCACTTCGCGGTGGTATTCGGCGCGGGTGGAGGGCCGCAGGGCGCTGGTGGCGAGCCAGTCGGTGAGCAGTTCCTCGGGGTCCATGCCCCTATCCTGCCCGAAAACCCCCCGGTGATCGATTACAAAACTTCTGAGGGACCTCAGCCCTGGTGCTGGTTGTGGTGCGGGGCGTGGGGATGTGCGGGGTGGGCGGCGCGCGTGTGCGGGCTGGAGGGTGGGGGCCGAAGTTTTGTAATCGTGCAGGTCAGATGGGGTATCCGGGGGCCGGGGGTGGCGGCCGGGGCCGGTACCAGCACCGTATGCCGCGGACGGCCGCGCGTTGCCCCCGCTCCTTGTGCGGCGTGCCGGCCAGGGGAATTCCGCACGTCCCAGGTGTTCCGTTGTGGGGCCTGTGGGACGTACGGTGCCCGGACGGCGGTCGCAGCGAGTACCCCCAGTTTGCGCTCCCGCCCCTGCCGCGGGCCCGCGCTCTCCACCAGCCGGGCCCGCAGGCACGCCCCCAGAAAGTTCCACAACGCATCTACCTGCATGGGGAGTTCTCGGGTTACGATGCGCGTGCGCGATCAGTGTGAAAAGGCCACTCCCGTATCAGGGAAGTGGCCTTCGTCATGCGTGCGGCAAGTCGGCTACGAGGACGGTTGCGTTGTCCGCGTAGCCACCGGCAAAGGCGATGGCGGACTCGGTGAAGCTGCGGGCGGCTTCCGCGGGGGTGCCGGTGAGGTAGTCGGACAGGGTGAGCCCGTTGTCCTCGAGCGGCTCGTAGGCGCCGTCGGAGGCAAGGAGGAGACGCTCACCGGCCGGGTGCCGGATCGCGGTATCGATCGCCGGGTGCCCGACTTCGCTCTTCACCTGCTGGTCCGTCAGCTCCGAACCCAGCCACGACGTGATCCGGTTGCGGTTGCCGTGAGGCGGCCAGACGCGCCGCAGGTTGTGGTCCTCGGTCAGCCGCAGCATGGTGCCGCTGGTGGTGAGGACGTAGGCGCGGGCGTCGCCGCACCAAGCGACCGTGAGCGGCTTCCCCGGCGCGTGGACGGCGACGACGGCACACGCTGTCGGCAGACGGTTGAACGGGTCCTGCCGGTCGGGCTCGGCCGCGTACCGGGCGTACACGGCCCGCAAGCCGGCCTCGGCGTCGGCGTGGACGGCGGCGGAGCGGGCCAGACGGCGGGCGGCGGTGCGGGTCCAGTCGCGGATCTCGTCGGTGGAACCGATGCCGTCGAGGAGCACGTAGGAGCGGACGCCGTTGTGGGTGTAGGTGGCGGTGGCGTCGCACTGGTGGGAGCGGTCGCCGATGAGCTGTGCGGTGGCGTGGGTACGCATCAGGGGCCCCTTACGCGGCGAGACGGTGGGCGGCCTGCTCGAAGCGGGCCGCGGCGGTGAGGTCCTTGGGGCGGTACACCGCGAGACGGGCGGCGAACGCGGTCGCACTGTAGAGCTTGGCGGGGACGGTCTTGCGGCGGCGTCCCTTGAGCTTGATGACGGTGTCGGTGGTGGCGTCGGCGGCGACGCCACGGGAGAAGGCGCCGGCGAAGCGCTTGGCGGTGGCCTGGTCGATGCCGGCGGCGAGAAGGTGGGTGCGGGCGCTCTGGGGGGTTCCGGTGGCAACGGCCTGGTGAGCACGGCGGGTTGCGCGGGCCTGGGCAGCGCGGGTGCGGATGGTGTGGCGTGCGCTGCGGCTGCTGGCCTTCATGGTGGTTCCCCCTGTTGCTGTGGTGTGTGACCACCTTACCCAGTCTTCTATTGCGCACGCAATATAAGGATGCGTATGATCTGGGGTACCGGGAACGTCCCGGGAGCACACACCCCCGGGTGTGCGCGCAATAGAAAATGGAGGAGACTAGGCGTGCCCACACCCCACACGCGGCGCCCGCCCGGACGCACAGAGCGGCGCCGGCGACCGGAAGGACACGCCGTTTCCATGCCCCCGAGCAAGCGCGCCCGCGTCACTGAAGCCGCCCCGCAGGTTGAGCTGGCCATCGAGTCACTGCGTTCGCGTGGCGCCGTACGGCAGGCGGATGCGGTGCAGACCGTTCTCGAGTACGCGTTGAACGCGGCCGAACAGGCCGAGGCCCGGTCTTCGCAGGGCGGGGACCCGAACATTGCGATCCCGATTGAGTCGGCGCTGCACCTGCGCGCCTATGAGGGGTCGGAGAACCTGAGCGCGGATGTCCTGGAGGGCTGGGAGGCGTTCCTGTCCGGCCGGTTCGTTCCGGAGCGTCCGCAGCGTGCGGTATATGGGGCGGGTCTGGCGAAGTCGGTCCTGAATGTGCGGGCTCCGAAGGCGAAGGTGGCCGAGGTTGAGGCCGCGGCGGACCGGATGGTCGCGGAGAAGGACTGGCCGACGGGACGCGGCTACAAGCTGAATGCCCGGCAGATCGCGGTTCAGTGGATCGCCCGCAAGTACCCGGCCCCGGTGGCTGGAGAGTCTGAGGC